CGGGTGCGGCCTCGGGCACCGGTGGCGGTGCCACTGCCTCCGGCTCCTCATCCGCATCGGGATTGCCCGGCGCCGGAGGCGGTGCCGATTCGGCTGCGCCGAGGTGCGCGATCAGGTCGTGCCAGGTGCCGAGCCGGGTAGCAAACCCAACCGCAACTGCGGCCTGGCCGCGGTAGCAAGCCGCCTCGGTAGCTCGAACGACCTCAGCTTCCATGTCGAGGTTGCGCGCCACGGTATCTACGAACAGCGCGTACATGTCCTCCAGATCAGCCATCGCCTCGGCATGCGCCTCTTCGCTGAGCGGGAAGTTGGGGTTGAAGTCGACCTTGCGGGCGCCGGCGAACAGCGGCGTCACCTTCAGGCCGATCTGTGCGTTGTTGCCGCTCCAGTCATGGTGGAAGCGGACGACACCTACCGACCCGACACCGCCGGTGCGGCTGATCCAGATCTCGTCGCAGGCAGAAGCGAGGGCGAAGCCGGCAGAGTACGCATGGTCATCGACCAGCGCATACACCGGCTTCCGGCCACGCGCCTCGAAGATGTGATCGACCAGGTCGAAGCAGCCAGACGCCATGCCGCCCGGCGTGTCCAGCCGCAGGATGATGGAGGTTACCGCATCATCGTTGAGCAGCTCATCGAAGGTGTCGCGCACCGCGGCATAACTCACCGGCCCGGGACCGCTGGCGCCTGGCATCGGCCGGTTCACCATCGCTCCGGACAGGTTGATCACACCGATCAGTTTCTGGGCGACGCCCACCGGCTGCCCGTCGGCGCCGGACACTTCGAAGCGATCGGCCTTCAGCACGCTGTCGTCGCTGGTGACCTTCCCCTCCAGATAGCCACCCACCAGTGCCTCGCCGATGGTCGGCTGCACCAGCAGCGGCTGATTGAGGACAGCGGCAGCGAGCGAGGCCACCACAGGCGCACGGCTGCCGCGACCCAGCATACGGGCCAAGAGGCCAGGCTTACTCGTCATCGTCATTCCCTTCGTCATTGTTGGCGCCAGGGGCGCCGGGTTCGTCGTCCTGCCGGGCACCGGAGGCATTCGTACGCCTCGGGTCGCTGTCGTAGCAAAGCCCGGCCGCGTCTGCGCGTTCGTTGTCCAATGCCTGCTCGGCGTCGACCTGTTCGGGATCCTCGCCTGCGCCCAGCACCACTTTGCTGCGTGATTTGAAGCCCGCCCGCACGGCCTTGAGTTCGGAAGTCACGTCCTGCACCGGGTGGCTCCAGGGCCAACCTTCAGGCACCCACAGGGTTTCGGTCACGTCATCACGCAGGGCCGCGTAGCGCGGCACCTTCAGCAGACCCGACAGCACCGCCTGGTCGATGAAGGCATCTCGCACCCGCTGGCAGAACATCGGGATCATGAAGAGCCACTGGTCCTGCTCGATCACCCGGCGGAACTCGTTGAGGATCAGGCGCAGCGCGCGGTCGGAGACGTTGCGCAGGTCACCGGTCAGCACTTCATAGGGCACGTCCTGGCTGGCGCAGATCGCCAGCAGGTGCCCACGCAGAAACTCGGCATAGTCCGAGCCGGCGCTGGGCGGTGCGGCAAAGGTGACCTTGCGGCCCGGTGGCAGCTCCTGCAGTGTCCCGGGCTCAAGGCCACCGAGGGCCGTACCGTCTGCATCCTCACCGGTGATCAGGTCGCCGATGGCCTCACCGTCTTCCCCATCCGCGTTGGCTTCGGTGGTAATGAAGCCTGCGAACAGGTTGGCCAGGGCCTGCCGTTCCAGCACCGCATCATCGAGGCGGTCCAGGTTGAACATGCGCAGCAAGGCGGGAGCGGATCCCGGCACGCCCCGCATCGCACCCGCCCGATTCGGTCGGTACAGATGCAGCACCTGGTCCGCCGGCACGCGCACCAGCTCGTTACCGTTCACGGTCAGCTGCAGGTCGCCGGGGTGCTCCCGGTACATCCAGTAGGCCACGCGGCGGCCGATGCTATCGACCTCGATGCCCTGCCGGATCACGTTGCCGTTGCTGGCCACGCCGTTGTAGTGCTGCGGGCACTGCTCCGACTCGATCAGCTGCACCTGCAGCGGCACAGGCAAGCCGTCTTCGGGCCGCCGGTACCGAATGCGGGCGAACACCTCGCCGGCCTCCTTCCACTCGCGCCATGCCAGCGCCTGCAGTCCTTCCCACACCAGCACGCCATCGGCATCAGCATATTTGCCCCAGCGGATCCACAGCTTGGTGACCTTCTTCTTGTGCTCCTTCGTGCCCCAGATGGGCTTTGCCTGGATGCCGGTGGCGATGCCGTTCGACACGCTCTTGTTGAGCGCGCTGACCATCCACGGGTCATTACGTGCCAGGTGCCGGGCACGCGCCAGCAGTGTCGGCAGACCCAGCAGCGATGCGTTGGGCCCGAGCGACGTCGGCCGGAAAGTACGAAGGCGGCGGCCGTTGCCGGCGGCGCGGTAGCTGCTCTCGGCGATATCAGACATTGCCGGTTCCCGATTGGTAGAGGCGCACGATGCGGCGGCGCCGCGGTGCTCCTGCGGCCTGGCCCTGCTCATCGCGCATCTGCTTCAGCAGACCGCGCATCTCCTTCAGGCTCTGGTAGGTCACGGTGCGGTCGGCATAGCGGACGCTCAGCACGCCGGCCGCAATCGCGGCCTCCAGTTGCTCGACTTGATTCTTGGTGAATGCCATTTCAGCGTCCCAGGTACTTGCTTCGGATGACGCGGCGGGTGCGCGCACGCGGCATTGGCGCCGGCGCGATGTCGTCTGCCCTCACGTCTGGGTTGTCGTCCCACGGCGCGGCCCATGCCGGCGGCGTGGTCCAGTTGATGGCCGGAACCTTCAGCCACAGCGCCATGCCCTCGGCGTAGCCGCACAAGTCGAACGCTTCATTGCGTCGCTTCGCCAGGTTCTCCCAACCCTTTGCTGTGCGCGATTCCGCCGTCAGCTCGGCGTAGAACGCCTCTGGCAGCCAGTCGGGGAAGTGGTAGTAGCCAGGGCCGGGCTCGGCCCGCTTCACGTTGGCGTCTACGGTGTCCTTCAGGCGATCGACGTTGAGCAGCAGCTGCGGCACATCGCCCTTCGACCCTGATTTGCGGTCCCGGCGCTTGCTGCTGTCGGGGAACGTCTCGCGGAACAGGCCGCCCTCGCGGCGCGCGTCACCCTTGATCAGCCTGACCCTGGCGTGCAGCTTCCTGGCCTTGAGCGAACGCCAGAACTCCAGCGCGCGCACCGAGGTGCCCGACTTGCCGCCCCAGTCGATACCCACCGCGTGCACCGGCATGCTGCGGCCGGTGGCGTCGTCCAGCGGGTAGCGGCGGCAGATGACCTTCTCGACCAGCCGTTCCCAGTCTTCCAGGTACTTCGGCGGGTCCAACGGCAGGAAACCGCCTGATCCGTCTTCGCGCTTGGAAGTGCGCAGGGTGAAGGAGTCCACCACCCAGCGCTCTAGCTGACCGGAATCGCCAATGCCGAAGCCCAGCACCAGCACGACGAAGCGGTTGGCTTGAACGTCGACCTCACCCAGCAGGAAGCGCACGCCGGCAGGAACAGCACCAGCAGGCCAGACTTCTGCGCGCTCCTGCATCTCATTCGGATCACTGGCCGAGCGGGCAGCCATCGGCACGTAGTTGATCGCGCCGTCCACGTTGTGCGTGGTCTTCAGCGGGCGCTCTTCACCGGTGGTGGCGAAGGTGCGCAGCGCCTGAAGGTAGCGCTCGATCAGCGATTCCCAGGATTGGTAGGACGCAGCGACACCGCCGAGCCAGTAGCTGGCAATCCGCGCCTCCGGCCTCTCACCGGTGACCGTTCCATCGGCGTGCACGACCTGGCCCTCCGCAGCCCACACGCCGCTGCGGTTCATCCCATCCTTCCACCGGTGCTGCAGGCCGACACCGCAGTGCGAGCAATGCAGCAGCGAGTAGTGCCGCGCCATCTTCTGCACGTCGTCCAGCACGACCCGCTCGAGCAGTTCCTCCATCGGCGGTAACGCAAATCCGTCATAGCCTGGCGCTGCCTGGAACCGATCTCCGCATTCCGGGCAGGGCCAGTACCAGCGGCGGCGATCACCGCGCGCATACAGAGCGGCGATGCCGGCTGCCGGTGGGCCTTGGTGTGGGTGCAGCGGCTTCCAGGCACCGTCGGCGTAGTCCGTTGCCGGGCTCGACTCGGCCACCACCATGCCGGCCGACATGTAGGTCTGCGTTCGCTTCAGGCCCAGGCCGAAGCATTCGTCGATGGTCAGGTCGCCGGTGTAGTTGTCCACGTCCGTCATCAGAACGTCGTGGATGTCCTTGCCCGACAGCACCGACACCGAGGGCCAGCCCATGCGCAGCGACATTCCCGACCGGAAGAACTTCAGCAGGATGTTGTCGTCGTGGGCACGTGGGCTCAGCCGGGAGCGTAGCTCCGGACTGGCGGCAATGCTGCGGGCGATACGGGTCTTGCTGTAGTCCTCGGCCGCATCCTTGGACATCTGCACAACCATGGCGTCGGCCGGGTTGCAGGTGATCAAGTAGGCCAGGCGCGCATCGATCAGCGAGATGGTCTTGCCCGATCGCGCCGGCCCGACGAACACCACTGCCTCGTAATGGCGGCTGCCGGTCGTATCCAGCGGCTCGACCATGTAGGGCGTCGTGTCCGGATCCCAGGAACCGGCGGCGCCGGCGGCATTGGCCACCTGCAGCACCCGTGCACCCTCGCTCACCCTGATGCGGCGGGGCGGCCGGATCATCTCGGCAACGCCTTGGCGCACGCTACGCGCTGTCGCGTACGTCGTCATCGGTGATGCCCTCGTACATGGATTGCCGGACGCGATCGCATTCGTCTTGGACCTTCACTACCTGCTCTGGCGTGAGCCCTGCTTTGCGCTCGAGCACGTCAGGCAGCGTGTCGAAGAACTGCACGACCTTCTTCACCAGCTCGGCGTAATCGGCCTCGACCTCTGCCGCCGGCACCAGCTGCCCGATGGTCGACTCGACCTTCAGGCGCTCGTTCTCCGACTGGTAGTAGGCGCGGCGCTCCATCGGCGGTAGGTCGCGCGGATCGACCACGCCCTCTGCGCCGAACGCTGCGGCGCCCGGATTCACCAGCGCCGGTGCTGCATCGGCCAAGCGATAGACGTCGTGCCCGGCGCGCTTGGTCAGCGGCGGTACGCCGGCCTCCTTCAGCCGCTTGCTGGCGGTTCGGCGGTCCATCCCGAACTCATCCGCCAGCCTGGCCACGGACCAGCCTTTGGTGAATTCGTGGATGTCAGCCATGTCCTACCCGATGCACAGCCTATTCAGGCATGAAAGTGCGGTTTCTCCCGGCAAAAACCGCCAAAAGTACGGCCTGTGGTGGAGCACCCTAGAGGCCGAAATACTGTCTTTTACCGGGGTCCGAATTCCCCCCGGTGGGCACCACTACTTCCAGGGGCCCCGCCCATGTTCCACGAACCGTTTCACGACCCGGCCCGCCGTCGGATGCGACCGGGGACCGTCCCACAACGTCCGTGCGTGGCATCGGTGATCACCACCCACGCGATGCCCAGCACCGCCAGGGCAATGCAGGCCAGACTGACTGGCAAGCTCCAATCCACCGCGTGCAGCCCTGCAATGATCAGCAGTATCGAGACGACCCAAGCCAGTGCTCTCACGAGAGATTCCCCATGCTGATTCGCAGGACGCCATGCGAGTCGTAAACGTCCCAGCGGCCGTTCCGATACTCAGTCCGCCAATCTGCATGGCGGAAGGTCGTGGCCCCGTCGCCAACCTCCAGCGGCACGGCGCCATCCGAGGCCAGCACCTTGAACCTGTCAGCAGTCACAGGCACAGCGGCTGCGACGGGCGCCAGGCGAGCCACGACGGCCGGCACCGCTGCAATGACTGGAACGGCACCCAGCGCACGCAGGAACCCGCGACGGTTCATGCCACGGCCTCGTTCTGGAACAGCGGGATGACCACCTGCGCCTCCAGCCTGGCCAGCTCAAGCTGCAGCCCGGCCTTTTCTCGCTTCCGGTTGTTCATCAGGCGGGAACCGTAGGATCCCTTCGCAGCAGAGTCCTTCTCTGCCACCTGGGCCGCCTGTAGTTGCTGCCAGACCGTCATAGCCCGGCGCTGGCCGGTGCGCAGCAGCTCGTCGATCTGCAAGTCGCACCAGACTGCGAACTCGGTGCTCAGCCAGCGCGCGAAGTGGACCGCCAATTTGGGATGCAGCCACGTGCCACCACCAGCCGACGAACCGCCGGCCTTGGTCCTCACCAAGCCCGTCGCCTTGGCCAAGCGCAACAGTTTTGCTTGAGCCGAGGCTGACGACGAAGGCAAGCCACTGATTTCATTGAACTGTTCAAGAATCCCACTATTACCTAGGCACTTAGCCAAGGCACACAGGTAATCAACCGTATCCGGCAGATGCAGCCAGTCCACCGGGCGCTTACCGAACGTCGATGCGACGCTCGTTGCATTGAACCAGCCGTCATCGGTGAACCGAACGGCGCTCCCCTTGAAGTCGAGGTTGATGATGTTGGACATACCTGCTCCTTCTGGATCTGCCTGAAGAGGAAGCGCGGCCAGCCCGACGGGCAGGACGACGGACGTTCGGTAGCGAACCTAGGCCGCGCTTGAAACGAGAAACCCGGCACGTGACCGGGTCTCAATGTGTTCTGGGTTGGAATTCGGTTTCCCGACTATTTGCGGTCGGCCTCAATCACTGCTTGGCTGGCGCGGACGTGGTCGTCGGCGTCCCGGCCGATTTGAACAGCAGCTCCCGCAACCTCTGCTCGTAGTTCGGCGTGCGCATCACGTTCGACGGTGCCGGCGACGGCTTGGGACAGGAGGCTGGTGCTGCAGGTGGCGAGGTCGTCGCGCAGCTGGAGACGACCAGCGCGCAGGTCAGCCACGACAGCAGCAGGGACGGTCGCGGCCGCAGTGCGGTCTTCTTCATGCTTCGCTCCGATGGTGGCCAGGTCTTGGGCCTGCTGGTG